CGAAAAACATTTCCTTTTTCCAGCAGGCCTCACAAAGCTGTGTGGCGTGGCTCCTTTTTCGATTACTACTGCTGCAAGGTTGACTTGGGAACGAAGGACTGGAGATCTCCTCCACGTTGTCTTTTGCGATTGATGGCGCGCGTCTTCACGGTCCCTAGGGTCCAGGAAAAATATCTTGCTCGCAATCTGCCGAAAGCCGGACGGACACATACAGCTCTGAGTTGTGGTGTTCCAATTCCTCCAGGAGTATGCAGACGTCGGGTCCTACGAGAGTGGATCAGAACCTAAACCATGATTGATACTAATCGGACCGGGGGGGAGTTCTCTGAGCTCTTTTCCAGACCCAAAATCCCGATCATACCATGTGGTATAGATTCGACTGAGCCTAAAAACTCAGTGAGTGGCCGGACACAGCAAAATGCTAAGGACCCGTCCTACGCATTCCCCATCTTCGAACGCTCTGCGTTGTTGATGGCGCCGCAACCGCGCTACAATGCGCCTAGCCCTGAACCACCGGACGAATCGCCCGACGAGTTCATCAACGTGCCATATTGTTTCCTCAACCACCGAGGGGAAATTCGAGTGTTGCGTGACTGTACGCACCGGATGCTGAAGCGAGCGATACACGCGCTCGAAAGTGTCTGGGGTCCAGCGGTCGTGCGACTTCGTGATGTGTACATGCACGTCAATGGCAAGTGGGTGAACCCGGCAACACCGGTGACGGAAGGACTGACGTACACCATCGATCTCCGCCTCCGTGGAGGCATGCGCCGTGAGGATTCGCAAGATCTTGACGGTAAGTATGACTCTGAGGCTGAGGACGATGGAGGGATGGGAGAGCAGAAAGCGCCGCCAGATCAACCCCCGCCGCGTTTCGCGCCTCTTCCTCCTCTGGGCTCTTTTGATCCCACTAGCAACCGTTTCGTGCTCCCACCAGCACCGTTGCCTGACCCAAAGCCCAGAAATCGGGTGCAACCACCCGTTGGGAAAGCTGTGCCGCCGTCGGCCCCACCAGCACTTGAGCTTGTCGATTTGAACGCGCCGCCGCCGCCGTTCGATCCAGCTCAGAAAAATCGGGCTCTGCTGCCCGTGAGACCGACACCAGCGCCGTCGGCCCCGCCAGCGCCACCGGACATCGTCGACCTTTTCGAAGGTCACCCCGTGCCCGACGGTACGCGCGTTGTTCGCCCACCACCCCCCGCGGGAACTGTGCGCCGCCCGGCGCCTCCCGTACGCGGACCTCTGTCTGCTGCTCGGAAGGGCATGTGGGATAACACGTCGCCTACTGCCGCTCAGCACGCGGCTGACGACGTCGCAGCACGCATTGCAACATCACGCCTATTGCTGCGACGACTACACGGCCTGCGCGACGCTAAAGAGAGGAAAAAATTGGTTCGGCGAATTGTCGCCAACCTTTTGGATACGGGTGAGTGCCTGTGCAAGAAAGACGGCGTATACGCGATTCGTCCCGAAAATCAAGTTGCCGCTTGCATGGTCATTCGTGGGTTCGTGCAGACTCCTGAACAGCCCGCCCTGCCACCTCTCGCACCTGAGCTGCGCGCCGCATCAGAATATGCGGTGCCCGTACCGAGGCCCCGACGGCGGATTCCGGTACGACGTCGCCGTCCAGCGGCTCCTATAGAGCTCGCCCTGCTCGACCACGCTCAGGAGGAGTGGGAACGTGATCATTTACAACCCGTTCCCGTTCCACCCGCTGCTGCCCCCCCTGTTGGGCATGGTGAAACGACTGACTTGGACGCCAAAACTTGTGACACGGGGCCTAACGAATGGTACCTGTCCGATGCTGGCGGAATTGTCACGCGCTTCCATGGTCCCACTGTCTCGATGATAGCCGAAGTCGCTCTTGGCGCACGGTTCCTCAATCTTCCTCCTGATAGGGTTGACATCGAGATGGAGAGGGTAGCACGCGGACGCTGCAAGGCGGTGTTCGAACACGTCAAACGGCCTCGTGCTGAGCATGGCTACGACTTGAACTTGGAGTCGATGCGCATGTACGAAGTTGGTGGTCGAAACGAAGCAATGGCACTGTATGCCGCTGAGGCTGTAATGTGGGCTCACCGTTCGTGGGCATTGCAGCTCAAGGGCACGCAGCCTAGTCGTGCTTTCGTGGCGCCCGATAAGCTCGGAGCCCACCGCAGTGACGCTCGCAAGGAGTATGAGGCATATCAGCACAAGTATGGTAAGTCTCTACCCTTCTGTCGCGCTCTTAGTGCAAAGCTGCACAACGCGTGGCAGCACGTACGGCATCCGATGAACCCATCGAAGAGGCACTTCCGACTCACAGTCGAGCTGCCTAGAGCTCTCCGGCGCGAAGCGGAGATGCACCTCTTCCAACACGATGGAGGAGTACCACACCCATTTGATACCATGGGCCCGCTGATGAATAAGGTCGCCCCCGACTTTATGATACACGTCAACCAGTGTGTCAGACATCATACGCCAGCGATGCCCACCTATCAAAATTTTCACTAATCGGACCTAACGTTCTGCACCCTGCCGCCTACGGTGGTGATTTGCCTCCCATTCGAGAGGGAGCGACAATCCGCACCAAGGCACCGTGCAGGGTCAAACGTTTACGCGAGCAAGGCTATGGTCCAATAGTGATAGGGCAATGCTACCAGGGTGTGGCGTGGCACAGAGCGTTCAAATCGCAGCACGAGGAGTTTTGTTCCATGCGCACGCGTTTGATCAAGAAGACACCGAAGCCCGACCCTGAGTTCTGGGCTGAAGCAGTGTGTATCTTCAGGATCGAAATGGAGCGAGCTCCCGACGCAGTGCAAACTGTCGATCCGATGTCCCTGGAAGCTTGGCTTGCGCGTCTTGGTGGCCATGACAACCCCAAAGTGGTGATCAATCGCAACGAGTATCGCCGCTTCAAGCGTGGTGAGGTACCAACGCAAGAGCTTACCAGCTACACCTGTGGCTTGAAGGATGAGATCACTACCTTTTTGGCCTGTCGCACTTACGATATGGCCGATTGGGTGAAGACCCGCCTCATTGAAGAGGCTAATCCTGCCATCAAGGGATATCTTGGCATGTACTTGGTCCCGCAAGCGGATCATTTGCATACCACCATGGGGCCTGCGACTTACCGCCCGCTTGCTTTTGCGTGCGGTTCGCATGAGGAAGATATGGCCGCATGGGTGATTGACAGCTTTCACAAATTGCCTCACACCATTATGTTCGACTTTAGCGGTTTTGACATGACCAACAGCTCGCTGTCCTACGAGGTCGTCAAAATGCGCAATAAGTTGCTCGGTATGCCTGCCACTGTCGCCAAGGTGCACGACTACTCGTCCCTTCCGGCTCTGTACAAGGGTAGGTACGCAAACCGGGCTAAGGTGGTGGATCCCGGAACTCAGACAGGACATCCTGGCACGTCCATTGACAACAGCTGCAAAAACGCAACGGCTGTGATCAGTGCGTGCATTCTGGGTTGGGCGGAGCAGCACGGGTACCGAATCACTGCGCCCTCTGCTCTTGAGACAATGGAATACCTGGACGATCCTGATTGTCCAGTCGTAGGGCGGGATCTGTTTCTTATGGTGCACGGTGACGATGGGATCGGGATGATGCGTCCGGATCTCGTCGAAGGCACTCTAAGACAATTGAACCGCTCGGGGTTTGTCGCCAAATGCAAGGCTGGCTTGCCCCTTCCAAAAATCGACTTCTGTTCTAAGGCACTTTGGCCGGTAGCAGACATGACCAGTGGCGGGTTTTGTTTCGGACCGTTGCTCAAATTACTTTTCAAACTAGGAGTCACAGCGTGCAACGAACTAGCAGGTGATACGCGCGAGCCTGACTGGCTCATGAAAGCGCTGTCGTTCAGAAGAGGCAACGCCATAGGCCTCCTTCTAGCGACGAATTTCATTCCCCTTCTTCACGACCGTATTGAGGCCGATCTCAGCATCTCGAAGGGTATCGACATACAACGGCACTTCTTTAAGCTGGGTCTCAAGGAGATCAACAAGCCGACCTGGGTCAAGTACGATGTCGCTCGTCGCCACGAGCCCGCATTTGATTCCAGAGAGTGGGCTGCAGCTCGATATGATGTGCCTTTATGGTCGATCGATGAGATGGCAACGTGCATTCGTCGCAATGCGAGTGCAATACCATCCTTTGATATCTGTCCGGCTTGGCTGGTGCTGTTACCAGCCATTGC